TGGGCGTTCTCAGTCTTGTGGATAATTTGGACAGATAGAGAGTTATCGTCATCCTTATGATCAGGGCAGTTCGGACAGTAGATCGCTGTCACTCGATTTTCCGTGTGGAGAGCGTCGAACATCGAACCAGTCCAGCCGCAGCGATGACATCGGCAGGACTTAGAAGCAGACGGCCTAGTCAATGCCTGAGCCGTCGCGGTGTTTGTTGTATCAGTTGGTTTTTCCATAGTCTTTATCCTCTTTCGCCGGAAAACTGGCCTCAGCATTATACGAGAAAAGTAACATTGGTTGGTGCTCCTTCTGGGTGCATCTCTCCGATCGATCCGTGATTCAGTGGAATATCTTCAGCCCAATTTGAATTTCCGTGGTACTTGGTCCTGACATAGCACTTAGCCTCTTGTGGCATTTTCCTTAACTCCTCAATCACCTCAGCGACTGTTGGGGCGTCTCCGTATTTTTTGTATTTCATAATTATTTCTTGATTATCCCCGTGGTTTCCGAGGCGTCAATACCCTAAATCGTTTTTTTATCGACAAGCTGCCTGATGGTAAGCCCTGCAAGAATCGAACTTGCGCTATCTGCGTCAAAGGCAGATGTCCTACCACTGAACTAAGGGCTATCAAAAGAAGGATCGTCCACGCAGCGATCGACCCTGCGCTCTCCTGTTGCGCCCCGTAAGGACTGCCAGGTAGATAACCATATCCGCATTCCTTAAAAGCAAGAGGCGGCAGAGGATAGTAGGACAATAAAAAAGGAGATTGGGATCATGTGAACATTTCCATTAGCCGAAAGTGGACGGGTAGCCCTTGCAAGGAAAGCACCGGGATCTCCCAGCACCCACTACCCTCAGTATTTTGGAGTGCCAGCGGCCTATTGGCCGTGTGCTTCCTACTATACTGCCATAAATCAAAGCATTCTGAGTGTTTCTAGCGGCGACGGAGGCGAGACGTCGATCGTCGGTTGCGGCGGGCGTTGTGCGCGGCGCGGTTTGCGCTACCCTGCGAAATTTGGGCTGGCTTCGGTTTTGGGGCTGGCTTCGGTTTTGGGGCTGGCTTCGGTTTCGGTTTCGGTTTCGAGGTGGGGGCTGCAACCTTCTTGGCAACCGCTGGCGTTTGGCTTAAATGTTTTTTCGGGTTCGCGACATACGCCTTCCCTGCGCCAATGCGCTTTTTGTTCATCGGAGTGTTTCCGGTTGGGGTCGCGACCTTCTTTTGAAGATTCTTCACTTTGCCTGCGGTTAGGGATCGCTCTCCTTGGGCAATCTTCTTTTTAAGGACAGCAGCACCAGGGCTATTGGGGTTTTTCTTCACCCTGCTCTTGGCGATTTTCATTTTATCGGCAGTATTTGCGCGTTGTTGTGCGACCTTCTGTTCTCGGCTGAGTTTTGCTGGAGGGGAAATCTTTGCCACGGGCGCAGGTTTAGGCTTGGCCCAACTATTCCTGGAGCGGTTTCCGCGAGGAGTATTTAGGGTTTTTGGTGGGGTTTTAGCTGGGCGCTTTCCGCGAGAAGTGTGAGCGTGCATAAGTAATTTGGGTTTAGGGTTAGACTGAAATGGTGGATGGTGGGGCAGGTAAGTCAAGCAGATAAGCCCAACCGTTCTACCTGAAGATGATCCCCGACACGAAGGCGATAGCGAGAAAGTATCCCGCCAGCGCCCCAAGTTGGTATAAGATCTCTAGCATGGTTGGTTCTTAGAATGAGTTAGACGGGGAGTAACCATCCAACCAAACCGTAGATGGCTTGAAAGTTTGCGTAATGCCAAGGCATTGAAGAATCTCAAAGGTTGAACTGGGGTGCTGGGTTGCGAGCCTAGTTGCCTCTGCGTGTGCCTCGCTGATCGTGGCGTGTTTGATAGTTGGAGCGCGGTCGCCCACGCGGTAAACGTAATAGAATGCTTTCATGGTTTCCTGGGTTAGATTTTGACGGAGACGTGCCGGATCTGGCCCGCAAAGATTGCCTCGATCGCTTCCGCGAGCTTCTTGCCCTTTAGGTCAGCGGCGATTTCGGACTTGATTCTGGCGATATGCTCCTCGTCCCCCTTCCGTTTCCTTTCTTCAGCCTCCCTGTCTGCCTCTGCGGCCTTCATGTCCGCCTCCTTCTTTATTTTAGCTGCTTCGATCGCTGCCTCTGCGTCTGCCTTATCCTTCAGGGTGCGGCGGTGTGCCTCTTCCAGTTCTCTTAGCTTCTTCTCAGCTTCGGCCTTGAACTCCCGCTCCCTTTGAGCCACGGCTTGAGCCTCCGCTTCGGCTTTTTCTGCGGCCTCACGCTTGGCTTTCTCTTCCGCTTCCTTGGCGATGCGTTCTTCGCGCTCCTTCTGCTCGCGGTCCGCAGCTTCCTTCTTCAGCTTGGCAAGTTCTGCGGCCTGCTCTTCCTGGGCCTGGAGGATCTCTAGTGTCTTCCCTAGGCTGGCCAGTGATTTTTCTCGAGCAAGCTCGGCTGAAGCGGTAAACTCCTGTAACGTAGAGAGATCCCTCGTTTTGAGTTGGGCGATGGTTTCGAGGAGTGGCTTTGATTCCAAGTATTCGCAGTCCGCAAGGCCTCGGATGCCGCTGATGATATCCTCGTGCCCTTGAACGCGCTGCTTCTCCTGCTCCTCGAACTCTGTTAGGGGCTGGCGAACGTCGGCCTTGATTTGGTCGAGCTCATCGCGGGCCAACTTGCGATCGGCGTTGATGCGATTCAAGGTATCCCGATGTTCGTCCCCCAGCTCCTTTCCAATGTTGTCAATCTTGGTTTTGGTCTGGGCGATCTTATAGGCCAGGGAGGCCACTTCCTTCCGGCCCTTCTCGGTGGTGACGTCGGGGACGATACTAAACGCCTCTTTCTTGATTTTGTCGATGACGGCGCGGAGAGCGCCTGGCTTGTATAGCTCGGATGGCTCAACTTGGATTAGTTCTAGTGTTTCAGTAGTCATAATTTTATTGGTGAATGGTGGAGGCGGCGGGTAACGATCCCGCGTCCGAAGCCATAAGCAACGTCGAGCATCCATTCGCCCCCCCTATCTCTGTATTTGATTCTGGTTTTTGAGGTCAGTCAACCCCCTAATCGTGTTTATTCAAATAGCTCGTCCGCATAGAACGCATCGGCCACAGCCTGTTCCAATGAGGTTTTGGGGGCGGAGTAAAAATCATACGTCACTTCCTCCCCGCACTCCGTTGTGATCTCTGCGTGCATGGGCTTGTATTCAACCCAACGCTCCGTGACGTCCTGGTCTCCTGCTTTTGAGGAACACTCATGCTCAACTGGATCGAGGTGCATGACGACGCAATATGGTCGGCCCTCGTGGTTTATCATATTTATGGTTTGCATGGGTTTTAAAAATAGAACTCCAGTTACACGTTATCCTCGTTCCTCATTCAGCGCCAGCATACCGCTGCTGCCATTCGATATTCGTGTTGTCGTTAGCGGCATTCGGTATGCTCATCTGAGCACCCCCACCGCAATCGACGTATATTAGCTTTTCGTGGATTATTATGTTTTCGTGTTTTATCATAGTTATTGCGCTTTCGTTAGCATATTTTGCAGTATGGGCATTCACCCTGTTCATCGGAGCGCATTTGCCCTGTGTCATTACACTCCGCGCAAACGACTGTATAGGCATCAGCACATCTGGCTGTTCCGGCTCCCTCGCATTTAGGGCAGAGATCGCCGCCGCCCTTCAGGTTCTCTGTATCAATTTTCCGCCATTCGTGAACGTATCGTCGTAGCGAACGGAGATTTCCTGTAGCAGGCAGCACGTCTTTTGGCGATTTAATGCGATAGCACAGCGAGTCGCCATCTTGGTAAACCTCCGCCTGAACAAGTATCGGGGGTATGGCGAACGAAAACGAAATCCAATCCCCTGCCATTACCCATTCGCCGTGGTCGTCCCTCAATCGATGGACAGCCGACATACTCAAATCCGAGCCTACAGCCGTTTTATCATTATTGTGTTTGCTCATTATTATTTTCTCTCAAATGGCTCGATGCCAGTTAGCATTCGTTGGTGAAACTCTGCGCCTCGCCAGTGGACGGCAGCCGCTTCTTCGGCGGCGGTTACGTAGTCGCCGTTTAAATATGCGATCTCTGATTCCATTAAGTGCCGCACGATTTCGTTTCCGTCTCCAATTGACTTCTCCTTTATCCACTCAATTCGTCCGGTTGGGTTGTGCTCGGCCTGTGACTCAAATGAGCGCAGCGCCAAGGCAGCCATAGCTTCAGGGAAATACATCAAAACCCCGCTGAACACTGGATATTTCTTACGCTCAGCGGAATTCTCAGGGAACGGCCCATCAGGTATGACAGATCGTGGTGATGGGTCGGATTGGTAGTAAACACCTAACCCTAACCACTGAGCGCAAGCCAGTTCCGCACGGGCACCTTTGGAGTTCTCCCAGCCGTCTAGCATATAGATCTCATCGCAATTACGTATAGCCGCAATGTCGCGGTCAAAAAAGTCCCTGACGTTACATCCATCTGGGATAGAGCTCCAATCGTGGCCTTCAGGTAAGTCCCTGGGGTCAAATCCGTTATCCCTATCCATTTGGGCGGGGGATATCACGTTGGCTCCGCACTCTTCCAGCCTCTCTTGCGCCCTATCGAACGCAGGGAAGTTATAAAGATGTAGGCCTGTCATAGGGCCAGCGATATAAGTGGTTTTTGTGCTCATTTGATTTTCAGTTTCAATGAAGGTTGGAGTTGTTTCTTTTATTGGCGGCGCGACCGGAAGCTTGCTAACTAGCTCGGGGAAGGATATGATTCCGTAATCCTCGCCAAAATTCCCGCACTTATAGGCCCTTATGATGGGGCGGGACCAATGTCCCCTCTCCTTAATTGATTGAGCGCCGCGGCAAGCGTATGGCATTTGTATTTGACTTCATTGGTGTCAAAGTCGTCGCTTTTCTGGAACTTGAAATGGAATTCGTTCATTTTAGTCTGAGTTTATAGTTTCGTGGCCTGATTCGTCTTGATCGATAGTGACTACTGATGTCACCTCGAATCCGTCGTATTTCACAGCAAGGATGGTGTGCAGGGGCCTAAAGCAGCCCTTGTGCTCCAAGAACTTAACCGCATTGAGTTCCGTGAGCAGCATTAGCCTATCTCCAAGCACCTCGTTGGTGAGCGGTTCAAGCGTCTCGTCCCTGGATATCCTAATGACCCGTCCGTCTATGAAACAGACCTGGTAATTATGAGTCTTGAGTTCGTATGTCTTTCGCATAACTGTCGCCCCTCTTAGTTGGATCGATACCCGCCTTGGTTGGGTCAACACCTAATGGGGTTGGGTATGTTACTCCAGAGTATTGCAACATGCCATGGAGTTCCCCCCAGCGACAGTCGCTACGTGCTTGCTTGTATTCAATTTGTGAGTGTATCATGGTCTTTCAATGTGCCTCTTTGGCTGTTCGTTTTTAGTGATGTTTCGGGTGGTTAAAACAACCCCGACCGGAAAGTGCTTTTTGCAGTATTTCAATAAACCAGCCCTGCTTCCGCTCCAGTTTGTTACCGAAGTAGTGTAGGTTGGAAATTGGATGATTGCCTCCCACTCATCCATTGTCTTCGGGCTCAAAACGAGCAACAGGGATAAGTTCAGTGGCCTTTTGGGCTCGCTCTCTTACGGCTTGGTAATGGTCTCTGGCGATGGAGATCAGATCTGATTCTGCGCACCGAGACAGGACAATCAGTTCAGCAAACACCATTCCGATGTTTTTCCTGATCTCTTCCTCATCGCCGCGTTCATTGGCATCAGTGGCCGCAGAAAGGAAGATCTGTCCCGCCTGTATCGAGACCCCAACCGCTTTCTTCCCTGTGATGATCTGGCCGGAGTGAAATGCGAGCGCTTCAAGCTTCTCGATGATCGACCGGATGGTTCCTGCCGGGGGAGAGTCATACTCATTGTAGATTCCGCGAGAGACAGCATTCTCTATGTTTGGGAGAGTTAAGCCGTGCGCGACCTGACGCCCCCCGTTAGTGAAGACAAAGGTCACGGTGCCGTTGTCAAACTCAATGTAATCGGTCCCATCGGTAAAACCAAGGGGGCTAGTGAAGTATCGTTTTTTCTCGTCCATTCCTTGATACTTCCCTACGGATTTAAGGCAGTCAACCCCCTAAGTAACTTTTTTCCGAGCCCTATTTCACGTAGAATCCCTTGGGCTCCTCGCTGGGGCCATCATCTGAAATTTCCCCTCCCATCGTCCCTAGGACTCCTTCTGAGAGTGCATCCAGAATGGAAACAATCGACTCAGGCGAAAACACTCCATTGGGTTCCTCTGCGAATGCCGCGATCCTTGTGTTGTCTGGTTCGGTTACACTAAATTCGATTTTCATGTCCCGCAGCATTCCGATAAACGCCTAAAAGTCAAGTAGCGCTGAACCCGCTAAAGTAGCAATCGGAATGTTGCTGAGGAGAAATAGTGCCATCAATGGCTTGACAATGCGCGTGGTGCCATGGATGAATGTTGGTCTGGTCGCAGAAAGCGCAGATGGCGCACGGATGACATATCCGGGATCTTTTACAATCAAACCGCAAAACAATGACCTACTCATTCGACACAGATGACGCTATCAAATATGGCGTAGATGAAGCAATAATTCTCAACCACCTGAAGTTTTGGATGGCCAAAAATATAGCAAATCAAGTAAACTTACACGAAGGACTAACGTGGACTTACAATTCGGTTGATGCCCTAAAAATGATCTTCCCGTTTTGGAAACCCGGCAAGATTCAGAGGCTCCTAACGTCCCTTGAAACACAGCAAAAGATCAAATCTGGGAACTTTAACAAAATGAAGTACGATCGGACGAAATGGTATTCCGTGCTAGGCTGGGAGCCATTTGCCAAAAATGGTGAATCGAACTTCAAAAAATGGCGAATGGATTCACCAGAATTGACGAATGGAACTTCAAAAAATGGTGAACCAATACCAGATACTTTAACATATAGTATACCATATATAAAAGAAACCCCTATATCCCCTTCAGGGAATTCCCCCCCAAAACCCAAAAAGCTGGCCAGCAAAAAAACCAAGCCAAAAGATCAACTCCACGACGAAGCTGTGGCCAGTGTAAAGATCCCGGAAAACTTGGACACCCTGAAATTTATTTCAACGTGGTCGGATTTCACTAACGACCGGAAGGTTAAGAAACAATTTATGACGGCTAAGGCCGTTGAGCTGAGCCTGAAGAAGTTGTCCCGATATCCCGTGGAGGTTGCGATCACGGCCATCAACAAAACCATCGCAAACGGATGGCGCGGCCTGTTTCCCGAAAATGTCGAGCAGTCAGAAATCGAAGAGCTCCCAACTGGGCGAGATCTCACGGAGTCAGAACTCCTTGCGATGCACCCAGGAAAAACAATTGAACAAATCCTAAACCCAGAAGCATAAATGAATTATCGAGAACTAAACAGGATGCTCCTCGGGCGCATCAACGACGTGTGCAACCACCTGATTCCAAATGGCCAGAAAAAAGGCAACAAGTGGCACTTTGGTGACTTGGAAGGAGGCACGGGTCAGTCCTCTTCGGTCGTCCTCTCAGGATCCTCGGAAGGCAGTTGGGCCGACTGGAGCACGGGCGAGAAGGGGAACAACCTCGTCAGCCTCTGGTGCCGAACCCGATGCGGGGGCGATTTTCCAAAGGCGATGGACGAGATCAAGGATTACCTGAACGTCAAAGATGAGTTCAAGCTCCACGCCACAAAACGGGAATACTCCCGTCCCTCCGCCGCCGAAAAGAGCAAAGTCAAAGCCATCGACAAGCGCGGGAGGGTGATAAAATATCTCCAAGACGACCGAGGCCTTCACGAAAAAACAATATCAAATTTCAAGGTCTGTGCCTCGGAAGATGACACGAAATACATCTTTCCGTATTACGATGAAGACGGGGTCGTGATGTTCAAATCCGTTGCCCTGGATCGCGAAGACGGGAAGAAGGCAATGTTCTCGACAAGGGACGCGAAGCCCGTGCTCTTTGGCAAGCCAACCGTCCCACCAACAGCATCTTACGTCATCATTTGCGAAGGCGAGATCGATAGCATGAGCTGGCACCAGTACGGCCATCCTGCCGTTTCGATTCCGCAAGGAGCGAAGAACATGAACTGGGTTGAAAATGACTGGGATTGGCTTGAGAGGTTCGAAACGATCTACCTTAATTTTGACTCCGATGAGGTTGGCCGCGCCGGAGCGAAAGAGCTGTGCGAGAGGCTTGGCCCAGAGCGCTGCATGAACGTAGCTCTTGAGCCCTACAAGGACGGAAATGAGATGCTGACGGACGATGAGGACGCCCCTGAGAGGTTCCTTGCATCAGCCAAAGCAATGATGCCAGAGGAAATCGAAAGCTTCTCCGATGGGTGGGATGATGTCGTCCACGAATTGACCACCGCTATCGACAATCCTGACGGCGTCAAGGTTCCGTGGGAAGGTCTGAAGCTACGGATACGCCCCCGCGAAGTAACCGCCGTGGTCGGGTTCACAGGGCACGGGAAATCCACTGTCATAAATCAGCTTGCCGTCCACCTCCAAGCGAACGGATGGCCAGGAATCATCGCTTCGCTTGAGGGCGAGGTGGCTGGCTTGAAGGCTGACTTGGTTCGCACAGTTTGCGGCTCGTATAGCCTAACAATGGATCAGATCAACCGGAGCAAAGATTCCAGCATTTTTAAGGATCTCTTCATCGTCAACCGCAAGCAGGATCGCCAAATGACCGCTGAAAAGATCTACGAATACTTCCGCATGTGCTCTCGGAAATACGGGTGCAAATACGCCGTCCTCGACAACATGATGATGTGTGACATCAAGAGCGATGACCTGGATGCCCAAAAGAATTTTGTTGAGCAACTTAACCGCCTTGCGAACGACACTGGGATGCACATCTTCCTCATCGTCCACCCACGCAAACCGCCCAGCGAGAAGGAATTAGCGCGTCCGCCATCGATCTACGAAACAAAGGGAGCTGGCGAGATCGTGAACCTTATCCACAACTTCCTATCCGTCTGGAGAAATGTCCCAAAGCACATGAAAGTTGCTGCCCTGAAGCGGGATCAAAAGGAAAATGGAACTTACAACGAGGCGCTAGTATCCGAGCAAGCAAAGCCCGACGGGAGCATTGAAGTTCAGAAGCAGAGACGAGGCCACGGCGACGAGAGGGGCTGGCTTGGCGGGGTGAAAACATGGGTGCGCGGGCGCTGTCAAATGGTGACAGACGACGATGCAAAGCCCATCAATTACCTCGATGAATCCGATCTTGAGGCAATGTCCGAATAGTGTTGACATGAAACTTTCGGCGGCCCAATTTAGCCACACGATGAGACGAGAGGAAATTTTTTATGCAACCAGATGAAGATCAAGAGAATATTCGAATGGGCTCAAGCCGTCCGTGCTGCCCGACCCAACCTTCCGGCCCTTGTTTCGATGGCCCTAATCCCATCCAAAGAGGGGGTAGCCCCCAAGAGAACCTGGCACCACAGGATGCACCAGTGTGTTCGCTGTCCGATATATGGCCAGGCCAAAAAAACGTGCGGACTGTGCGGGTGCTACGTCCCGATAAAGGCAATGTTCAAAGATCAGGAGTGCCCAAACCAGATCGAAGACAGTCCGTTCTTAAGAAAATGGAGAAGCTAAAAAACGATGCCTAAGTCAACAATCAACGGAGTCTGGAACAAGCTAGACACATTCAACCCAGGCTTCATCCGCCTGCTGGCCGCTGACCGCGAGCTTGGCCACGCGACAGCACTCTCGGATGAGCAGATAGCAAGCAGGTGCGCCCTATCCGTCACCCGCATACAACAAATTTACTGGCTAAAGTCGTGGGACACAGTCCCTTATGGCGATATCAAAGAGTTCTTTTCTGGTTGCGGGTTCGATTTAAACAAGTCCAGGGACGTCAAATTCATCATGTCGAAGGCGATTAATCCATCATTCAAATGGAAGCACCTGGCCGCCTCCCCAAGCCACAGGCTGTTCCGTCAGATCTGCAAACACCACACTTTATGAGCGAATCTGATTTTGATGGCACCGACTCTATTGGCCGGAAAAAGCCAGTGAAGCGCCCTGCCCTGAACCTCCAATTGAGGCCAAGGCTTGAAGGTGAGACGATTGAGGATTGGATTAAGCGCGAGGCCGATCGCCACGCAGACCTGGATCCTGACTGCAAGAAGAAGAAGATTGACGTCAAGAAGATAAACGAGAAGCGGTTGGATGCAGGCCGAAAGTATGGCGCAGCTAAACGAGAGCTTGACGGAATCAAAATCGCGAAAAAAAAAGACATAGCAAAGCTCAACAGGGCGTGGGACAGGAAAATCGATTCCTTCAGGATAAGAGAACTGAAGACGCTCCGCGATTACTCCAACTCCCTGGCCAGGGAAAAGAGAACCCATCTCGCAAAATACAACACGCTCTACAATCGGTGTTTTACTGCGGTTAAGCGCCGGGTTTTCCAGAACATGAAATCACTCTGCAATATCAAGCACACATGGGCAGACCCCACCACGAAGCGAACCATCCAAAATACGGATCAAAGAAAAAACCACAAACGAAACGCTCGTAAAGCGTTGGAAGAAATGGAGGAAAACGCCAGTGCCTAAGACATTGAAAATTACTGCAACGCGCCGTGCTGAACTAGACGCCGCCCTTGAGGCTTCTGGCGGAGTTTTTAACACGGCAGCGCAAATCCTAGGGTGCCACGGTGCTACCGTTAAAAAGCACGTCAAGGCCGACGATATCCTGTGCCGAAAGTGGAAGCCGGAGTGGGTAAAAGAAGACGGAGAGGATCCAGAGATTCACCGCCCAGTCCAGCTCACAGCTTACGACAAGGAGGAGATAGCCATGGCCAAGCAAGACAGATCGCTTCAAAAGGGATTTGTTGAGCTTGGGTTCGCGGAAGACGAGATCGCGTTCCTGACCCCCCTTGCAGAGTTCAGTAACGGTCGGCTTGAACAGGTCATCGATCTGACTTACGGCGGGATGGTCAACAACACGGCCAAACTGATGATTCTGTTCAATAAGCAACTTGAGAAGGTCAACTCCATAATGTTGAACCCAGATCTGTTTGACGAAACAAATGCCGAAGGGACCATCGTCTACTCAGGCTACAAGAAGCTCAAGGAGTCCACAACCATCTTGCTTGAGATTCAAAAGGAAGTCCGTGCTACGGCCCGCGCCGCCGAGGATACCATGATCACCCGCGCCAAGATCAGGGAGATCAAGAAGCGCCAACAGGAGGAGGATAAGGATCCGCTCAAGAAGCCAGGCTTTGGAGGCCCCCCAGAAGTTTTTGGCACCACCCCAAACTTAACTCAGAACGTCTACAGCAATCAGGAAACGAAAAAAGCCGATGCCGAAATCTGATGACCACATAAAATACCTGGCTGGACTAGAAGACGACCCCCTGGATGAAGCGATCCCAGACTTCCCTGAGTGCGATAAACCGCCCAAGAAGACCAAGGACGATGTCTGGTGGCCAGATCTCAACAAGGCGCAGATGGAGCTCTTCAATGACTACACAAAATATGTCATCCTGGACGGCGAACGCGGCGGAGGGAAGTCATGGGGCGTGGCGCACAAGATCATCCGTCACGCATGGGAAAACTGGGACGCAAACATTCTCGTAACATCCCACACGCTCTCCGGCCTACAGGAGGGCCTAATTGAGGACATTGAGCGCCACACGATTCCCGAATGGGAGCGAAACATAGGACTGACTGCTGTCGGCCCCAGGACAAACGTATCAAAAACGACCTTCATCAAAGTTGCCAATCAATATGGCGGGTGGTCTCAAATCATCTTCAAGCCGTGCCCCAGCGTGTCCATTATTGATGCGCGATTCAAGCCAATCAAGGCCTCAATGATTGTCTTTGAGGAAATGGGCGACAAAAATGACTCACGGTATTTCGAGAAGCTTACCCAGCAGCTACGCCGACAAAGTGTAAAGCACAAGCAATTTATCTGCCTAACCAATCCACCTAAGGAGGGACCGGAGCACTACCTTCACGATCGCTTCTTTGTTGAACCTGAAGAAGCGAAGGCAAGGGACTACTGGCTGAAGAACTACCGAAGGATCTACTTCCCGTTCAGCGACAATCAGTGGATGGACAAAGACTACCTGGACGACATCAGGGACAAGTATCGCCATGACCCCAACTCCATTGATCGCCTCGTCAAGGGGCTGTGGGTTAAGCAGATCCTTGGGGACGGCATCTTCAAGGACTACTTCATCCCTGAGATTCACATCAAGGGAGATATCCTCGATAAGCGATCGCTGGTCGCTCAGCCAGGCCTCCCGATCATATTGGGTGCCGACATGGGTGACGTAAACAACGGGTTCACGTTCCAGCAGATGGTCCACGTAAAGGACAAAGTCATGTGGATGCAGGTTGGGGAGATGGAAGTGGTGGGCAGGAAAATCCCCCTCGAGCAAATGATACACATGCTTTACGGAAAGATGAACACGCTGGTCCGCGCGGCAGCAGATACAAAAAAACTCAACGACTCCGAGGCCAGGAGGGCATTTCGATTTGACTTCGTATCTGACTCCTCGACCCTTCGATTCCGGCAATCAGGCGGCGATATCGAGCGGCAGCTTATTTTAGACGCATCCAGGGAGATCATGAGGAAGTCCACTGAGCAGTATGAGCTCATAACTCAGCCGATCTGGATGAAGCCCGCGCCAAAAGGAGATGGGTCAGTCGCGTTCCGCGTGAAGATGCTAATTGAATCCCTGCAAACGGAGAGATTTATCCTTGATGCCACCTGCAATCGAACGATCGAGATGTTTGGAAACTTAACCTCCTCTGCTAAAAAAGGGGGATCTCCATTTGAGCCGCCAGCAAACTCTCCATACAAACACATCCTTGACGCCCTCACATACCCACACGTTTACTTTCAACTTCATGGTGCGCCTCGTTCGGAATCCGATCGCATCAAACCGAAGGCATATTAAACTTGACTGGGTTGCCAAAAACAAGATACTTCACCCATAAACATTAACCCCTTTCCAATTTAGCCATGCAAAAAGCAATAATCGACTTCTCTGAAAACGCCGCCCTTGGGGCATACGCGAACTCAAAGCAACCTGACGACGAGTGTTCAATCACCCTCAAGGGTAACTTTGTATCCAGCTCTGGCGGAAAGATGGAGCTTAGGATCACCGAGCTTGAATACGAGAACGACGGCGAGACAGAGAGCATTGAGCCCGATATTGATGAACCGATCGCCCTTTCCGTCATGGATGTCAGCCCAGTCGAAGAGAAGAACTCGAAGGCTGGAAAGAAAAAGATAACCGAGGAACTACTTTATGGCGGAGACGAAGAAGAGGACGAAGAAATCTAAAGTATTCCTAATCGAGAAATACTACGAAATGCTCGGGGATAAACTCGAGTGGAACGACTATAAAATATTAGACTTATGCTACGTAACACGAATGGAATTGGAAGAGCTCGCCGCCCTGCTGCGACTGCCAGTCCGATCCCTATTATGCCGAATGCGCAAGCCAATGAACCGACAGGATTCCCTGCTGCTGCACCAAATCGCAATTACCAAGGGCTACTATGCCCCACACCCTCGTCCAAGTAAAATATGATCGACTTTAAAGTTCTTAAGAAATTTGGCACCACGCAGGATCGCATCCGACAGGTGATGACGGCGGATGAAAACACCGAAGATTACAAGCACCGCGAGCGCCTGGAGAAGGAGTTCTCGTCGAGGATCCTGGAGGGCATTCAATTCAATTTACGCAACCATGAGGTCTTCACCTCTGCCGACCTTGCATGGGATGGCAACATCCTTAATAAACAAATAATCCCTCTTGTGATGTTCGCGCAAGGGAAGATCGACATGGTTCAATTCAAGTCGCAGTGCGAGGCCTCCGGCATCACTGACGACGAACTCAAAAAGTATTGCGAATACGATGAAAAAAAGGGGGAGTTCAAGCAGCCCGAACTCGGCAAATTCATGGAGACTCAGGTCAATATGGTGAGATCCTTTATCCAGCGCCGCCAAGCCGCGCAGGTTTCGAAGTATCTGTCCGCATACCCGTTCCTTAAATACGAGACCTATTCCAGGAGCTACACAGCTCAGTTGCTCTCCGACATAACCTCCCAGCGGATGGAGATTATGGCAAACGACTACGGGTTCCGCCACCAACTCAGCCAGAACATCAGGGACTTCCTGCTTTACCCTAGGGTAGTTGAGTTTGCATCTTGCGCGTGGGACTGCCAAAAGCAGTATCGGCTAGGCGAGGATGGGGAACCTGAAGAATATGTTGAGAAAGAGGGCGTCCCGTTTGTATCTCCACACCCAAGTCGCGTGTTCTGGGACATCACCAGCCCACTTTCGTCAATTAACTCTGACAGTGGTTGCCAATATTTGGGCTACTGGGAACTCGTAAAGCACGACGAGATAAAGATGAACACGGAATACTGGAACCGGGATGTCGTTGACATCTCAGGAAGCTTCGCGAATCTCTACTCGCAATATAATCCGTATTTCCAAATCTACTTCCCTGACGTTCTTGAAATCCCAGCCGAGCACGATTTAATAGACGACCCAGCCGCAAAGAACGAGCGCGAGAACAACATCGGAGTCTTCAGCACGGAAGAGAAAAGCAGCCTACCGCTTGTGCAGACCGCCTTCTACAAGCGCCTGATCCCTGCTGATTATGGGCTAGGAAACTACCCATATCCCGTATGGATACGATTCGTTCTCACGGGCGAGCGAACCTGCGTGTTTGCTGAAATCATGCCAGACTGCCCTGCCCAATACTACGGCTACAACGAGAAGGACAACAGGCTCTTCAATATTTCCTTTGCCCACGAGATCATGCCATGGCAGGACCAGATCAGTAATTTGATGACTCAAATGCTGTTCACGATGAAGCAATCCCTACTTAAGGTCGTTGCTGTAAACATCGGACGGATGGACGCATCTCAGATTCTTGAAGTCCGCAGGCTCCTCAGTGGAGACCTCTACACCGCCAAGCCAATTGTCGTTGAATACGACGCTGACAAGGAGGGCGCACTTGGGGTTGACCAACGGACAATTGAACTCACAGAGGCTAATCAATCCACATCAATCTCCGACATCCTTCGGGCCATGATCGAGATGAACGTATTTGCGGAGCGAAGCCTAAACCTCTCCCCTCAAGAGCAGGGGCAACCAAGCCCCAGAGTAACATCAGCCACAGAGATCCTTGAAATTGCCAACACCATCAACACCCTTTACAATTTCATTTCCAAGGCGATCGACGAAGGTCTGGCAGCCAAGAAGCGATACCTGTATAAGGCCACAGTAGCCCTCCAGCAAGGAGAAATCTACCTCTCAGTGATGGGGCAGTATCCTGACCATATTATCGAGGAAGCTGGATTTGAGGTTGAAAATGACAGCATCAGAGACGGGAAGATCAAGCAACAGAATATCCGTGGAAGCGCATCGAAGCTCGTTTACAACTACGTCTTTAACTCCCGTGAAGGCGGAGACAGAACCCCGTCCGTCAAGGTAGCAGAGGTTCTCACCCA